TTGAGTTGGTCGCGGAAGTTTGAGGCTTTTGAATTAATATCGTCGAACTTTGCACCTGCGGAAGTTACGCGGTTATCAAGTTCGACGAATTGAGTTGCGGCTACTCCAACGCCCATTGCGAGAGCGGCGGTTGCGGCGATAAGCCCGGTATTGATTGCTTTATTCATTCCGGAAAATGATTTTCCGATAATGTCGTTCGAATCGGTTATACGCATAGCGAAGCGCGAAAATCCTTGATTCATTTTTGCCATTCCGGGCGTCATGCCGTCAACGGCTTTGAACTCGGTAAGGACTAGAAATCGTTTCGCCATACTTATAACCTCCTTTTTTAATCTTTTTTTATGCCGAACATGGCGGCGTGTTTATCGTCGTCGATTTTATTTAACACGGTCGCGGCCTCGAAATCAAGCGATAAATCCGTCCAGTCGTGCGAATCGATATAGTCGCTCGGGTAGCCCCCGAAACGCGCGGTGACGGTGGCCGCGCGGCCGAGGATTAATTGAAAAAATTACCGGCGATCATCCTCAAGTCGTTGTATTCGGGAATCTCGAGCGCGTTCAGAATTGCCGCGTCGCTGATTCCGGTCATGGCCATGATAACAGAATCCTGTTCCTCGTCGGTCATGGTCGTGAAGTTGCAACGGTTGAGCGGGACTTTACACGCTTTCTGTTTTCCGCGCGTGAATTTTCCGAAACGAATTTCGGTAATGGTTTCTGCTTCGGTTTTGATCGGGGCGGCGGGAGTGTAGACGATTTCGGTATTATCGTCGTCGAACTTGATGCGGCCGGTCATGATTTTCTGGATGAACGAATCGGCCTCGATAAGCTCCTGGTTGGTGCTCATGGAAATTCCGTTGATATCCATCGTGACGAGGCGCTTTTTCGCTTCGGTCGAGATGTTGAAATTGAACGCCTCGACGATTCGGTTGAATTCGAGCGTGGCGTTTTCCTTCGTGAGCTTGAACTTCTTTTCCTCTTTCTTGTCCATAATGCGCTGTTCCTCCTAAACTTCTTTTCCTCTAAAAAAATAAAGGTCGGGTTTTTATACCCGGCCTTTATTATAGCATTAAATACTTTTTTTTACTACCTACGCCTTGATCCATTTTCCGTCAACGGGAAAAACGCTGAACTCGCATTTTCCTTCGCGCATGGAAACCATACCGTCTGACGCTTTGTCGGTCATGAAAATAGCTCCGCCGGATGCTGTGTATTTCGTTCCGTCCGCCGTCTGGTAGAGTGCAGAAACCGGTCCGGTCTCTGCGCACTTTTTCAGGATGGCGTCGAACGAATCGAGGGAGCCGTCGGCGTGTGAAAGACGCGCTTCGAGTCCGGTCAATGCACCGTTGACGCTATCGGTCAGAAAGAACGGTTTTCCGGTCGTGTCCTGTTTTTCGGAAACATACCGGCCGCCGATAGTGAACTTCGGGTCATTGTCGCTCGAAAGTTCAATCGTGAGTCCGTCGCCTATAAGTTTTCGGGCTGATCCGCCACTTCCCATATTTTTAACCCTCCTTTTTTTACGCGACGATCGTGAGATTCACGCTGTCGAAATTGCGGTCTACCTGGACTTCGCCAGAATTGACCCGGTTATTTCCCGATACTACCACGGGAACCTTAAAATTGAAGCGGTCGGGATTGGTCGAATCGCTTTCTACGGTCGTGTTCTTGATCGTCCATTCGCCCTGATAGATCCATGCGAATTCTTCCATAATGCCGACGACTTGCGCGATGACGGAACGGAGAGTATCCGCGTCCATTGCCTTCTCGCTTCGCTTGACCGCGGCGGCGTTGTAGACGACGGGGCGGTCCTTGAGCGTGTTCGAGTTAATGGCCGCGAACAGGTTGTACTGGGCGTTCCAGATTTTGATGCGATTGACCGCGTACTTGAACGGCGCGTTCTGGTTGTCGTCCGGGTGCCAGAACGTCGTCATATCTCCTGGCTGGACTACTCCGTCTTTGTAGATAAGCGGGGTAATACCGGCGGTGACGGCGGCGTTTCGGTTTGCGTAGGCATGGGTCCCGGCGGGAGCGGTGACCGTCCAATCTTCGGCGAGGTCGAGCGGGCCGAACAATTCGGGGAGCGTGAGGCGGGTGTATTCCGTCGCGCTGGCTTCAACGCCCTGTTTGTCCACGAGTCCCGAGACATACGCGGCAATTTCGTAGCCGAGTTCCGGGTAACTGGGTGCGCCGATCATGAGATTGGCGCAATCGAGTTTGCGGGCGGCTCCGAGTGCGATGAGTGCGGCGAGTCCGGCGTCGCCTTCGGTCGTGTCGGCGTTGTAGGCGGTGAACGGGCGATAGTCGAGATCGTCGTACAGTCCGGTTGCTTCGTTCGGGTTCCCGACTACTGCCTTGATCGTGTCGAGCGCGGCGGTGTCGTTGTACGGCTGGACGACGGACGTATACCGGGGGCTGGATTCCGAGGCGAGAAAATCGGCGAGGCCGGTGAGCGCGGAAAGGCCCGCGCCGATCGTTCCGTCGGCGATGGTGACGGTCGTTCCGGTCGGGAGGTCTTTTGCTTCGTCGGTTCCGGCGTTCACGGTGATCTTGAGACTCTGGGAGGTTTTGTCGGCGGTTTTCGCGGTTGCGGTGACGACTCCTTCATTCGGCGAAGATCCTTGCGCGAAGGTGAAAGGAAGATTCGGAACGAGGGCAGCGGCGGCGACGAGTGCGGCGGCCTGAACGGCTGGGGTTGCGCCGGATGCTACGCCGATCGAGACGACTTCCTTTTTGAGATACGAGCCGAGACGAAAATGATACGTTCCGGCGCTTGTGGCGTTGGTTGCGAACGTGATCGTTTTCGTCGCGGCGGCTCCGCCGGATGCGGCGGGAAGCGGGAGGAAGTCCATCGGGACGCCTCCGGAAGAAAGCTCGTGATAGATTGCCATGCGGTGAATCTGGCTTCCGTATCCGAACAGTTCGGCGGCGCGGACGGAATTCGCGGCGGTGTATTTCTGTCCGGCTACTATCGCGGTTTTTGCCGGGGCAAATCCACCGGCAAGGAGTTTCCGCGACGGCAAAACTTTGCCCTGTACCGCAAAGGACGTTTCGCTCGTGCGTACGCCTTTCGTGCTGGCAATGCTCTGACTGTTTATTGACATTTTTCATGCCTCCTTTTTTCCGGGTATTCCCGGTATACCGGCGACGCCGGGATTCTTTTTATTCGGTAACTGGTTTTTATTCCAGAAACTTTATACGTCATTATCATATCACACATTTATATTTTTATTAAGTCGGATTGCTTGATTCGGTATTTACGGATGCAGGCCCTCCATAATCGGGGCCGAGGGGTTCGCTGGGGACATCTTCGGTAAAGTTAAAAGAGAATTCGGCTTTATAAACGCAGACGGCGCGTTTTGTATCCATGGCTCCGATGGGTTTTCCTTTCGTTATGGTTTTCGGGAAACGGTCGGAAATGTCGAGGCCGGAATTATACCATTTTTTAATATCGGCGTCGCCTTCGACTTCTCGCTGATCCATTATTGCACGGTATGCGAGGGTTACGAGAATTTCGGCGCGGCGCTGGGCTTCGCGGGTTGAGGACAGAAAAGTATCATCGTTCGGGATCGGATCGCCGAAACCGATGGCCTGTACGACGATGGTATTTTCGGTGTCCTGTGTGCCAGTGCTCGAGCCGGAACCGGTGGAAAAAGAAACGGGGGTGACATACGTTACTATTGCGCCGTCAACGGAAAGGGCGAGAAGGGAGCCTTCATCAGGTTCGTAATCGAAATGAACGACATTCCACGCGGGGGTTGAGGCGGTCGTGATCGTGGCTATATAGGTATCGACGAATGATTTTATTTTTGCGGTTAAGTATGGGACGAGGTTATAGGCTTTCATTTAGTCGGGCCTCGTCCATGCGGTCGCGCCGTCGCGTTTTTCACTCAAAAAAAGGACGACACCGGGGAGTTGGTGGTCAAGTTTCGGGATGGAAATGACATACGTTTTTGACACTGCGTAGGCGTTCGGGGAACCGGTGACAGTCCAATTTTCGGCGGGGGAGATTTCTCCGGTGATTATTCCGTTCGTGCGGATTTGGAGGGAGTCGCGGTCGATATAGATTGACGATCGTTCTCCCATGGGGTTTCCGTTTATTACGTCGAGTTTTAGAACGTGCTCGACTGCATTCCATAACGCGATAACCGGGTACGTGTTTCCGGACGGATCGGTCAAGGTGACTGATCTGCCGTGAGCGCGGACGTTGAGTTTTAGCGATGTGGCGTGCAGGTCGAGCAAGTTCATTTACTTGGCCAATGCCGCGTCGATGAGCGCGGAAAGTTCTTTCTGGGTGGTTTTGTCGGTGAACTCGATTCCGAGTTCGGTGGCCTGTGCTTCGAGGGCGATGCGCTTTTCCGATTTCGTGGTTCCGGTTTCCGGATCGTCTTCGCTCTGCGCGACGACGGGCGGGTCGGTCGTGATGATTTTCTGGTAAACAAGGTACTCGACGGATTCCTTGATTACGTTCAATTCGGTTTCGCTGATGGGGCGGGCGGTGGTTTTCGCTTCGATCTTGTTTCCGGGCAGGCCGGGTTTCGTGATCGATTTTCCAGGCAAGAGGTAATAGGTCATATTCCTTTTTCTCCTTTTTGTTTGGTAAAGAAAATCCGGGTTTGATTTTTTATTATCAAACCCGGATTACTTTGTTAGGTCGCCGTGGTGGTGGCGATGGTGGCTACTACGTCCGGGTAGAGGGGCGCGTAGATCGGGGCGTGTTCGATGGTTCCGCCCATACCTTCATTGCGTCCGAGGGGGTACACGTTGAGGATGAGGGAACGGGCCGGAAGTCCTGACGCGCCGATGGTCAAGCCGGTTGCGGGGAGCGACGGCATGGACATGGCGGGGAAGTTCGCGGTATAGAAATCGAGCATCGGGGGCGATTTCTTTCCGGGACCGTAGTACGCCTTGAAATAATCAGGGCTGTACGCGCACAGGGCGATGGTGTCGCCGGAAATGAAATCGGTGTACGAGGTGCCGGAATCGTCGGCGGTTGCGTCGTAACCTTCGGGAAGCGTGAAGAGGTGAATCTTCGAGCTGGAATAGTCCGAGCGAACCCATCCGCAATATTCCATGCCGTTCTCGATGAGGAACGCGAGTTCGGCGGGCGCTCCCTGTTCGGGGTCGAACTTGTAGGAATTGTTGACGATCGGCTCGATGTCGGTCGTGCGCTGGCTACGGTAGATGGCGCGGAGGTTTTCCATGGGAGCGGATCCGAGGAAGGCTACCCATGTATTGCGTCCGTCGATCTGGCCGTTCGACTTGACGGCTTTCTGTGCGTTGCCGAGGTCGGTCCACGGTTTCGCACTCCCGGCGGTTGCCCACGAAACGGCGACGGTGCGGGCTTTGAGGGCGGCGGTGCGCGGGAATACGAGTTTCGACGCTCCGGACACGAGGTCGCCGATGTTCATTTCGGAATCGAAGAACGCCTGTTTGGCGAGGAGTTCGTTCCGCATGATGACGCGGCGGGTAGCGTCGATGGCGAGGGTGTTCATCCAGTAACGCTGACGGAAGAGTTTCACGTCGTCGCCGGACATTCCGCGGATGAACGGATCTTCGCCGGGGGCGCGTTTGTTCAGGGTTCCGGCGGGAAGCTCGAAATCCTGGGACGCGAGGGCGTAGAGGTAATCGTTCGCGCCGGAAATTCCGGGGCGAATCACGGCGTCGTCGATGTCCTTGCCCGCGTTACGGCGGGAGACGAGCGGGGCGACTTTGCGGTTTCCCTTGTAGAGTTCGATGGTAACCTGATCGCTGCCCGTGTCGATGACGGGGGTCTGGCGAAGGAAAAGCGACGTGAACGGGGTCGCGATGGAAAGATTCCGATTCGCGGCGACGAGTTCGTACGAACGCTGGTAGATGTCGATTATGCTGGACATAGTTTCTGTTCTCCTTTTTTTTACTCGCCCGCTACGGCGGTGGCGTTCGTGCCGATCTGCACGTAGATTCCGGATTTCTGGAGCATCATGCGAACCCGGTCGGCATATGCCGCGATGGTTCCGACAAGCAACAGATCTGCTTTGTTTACGCCTCCGGTGATTCCGACGGGAATACTTGCGACGTTTCCTCCGGTTGCGTCCACGTCCTGCAACAGAACTACCCATCCATCGGGATTGGTTGTATAATCTGCGGGCGGGATGTACTCATAGGACGAGTTCGGGCAAAGAACCGTACCGGCCTTGAGGATTGACGCGAACGTTTTGATTGTAACTTTTTTCGTGCGGGCGGGTTCACCGTGTACGCCGAAAAAGAGTTCATTGTGATTGAGCTGAGTCTGGGCCATATTACGCCTCCTGCTTTGCGGTTACGCCCATGCTGGCGAGGAATTCGTCGCCGGACGTATCTGCTTTTTTGCTGTCGCCGGAAAGCGGCTTCGCTTTTTCGCTGGTCGCTCCGGTCTGGGAGGCGAGCGCGGAAAGGCGGGCGGTTTCGGCTTCGGCTACGGTGATGGCGAACGCGGCGGACGCGGTTGCCCCTTCTTTTGCGACTTCGGCGTCGATAAGCGCTTTCTGTTCCGGGAATTTCTCGTAAAGCGGTTTGAATCCGGCTTTGCGGGTTTCGTCGGCGGCGCGCGCCTGTTCCTTTTTCTCGAAGTCAGCGGTCAGCGATCCGGTGACGGACGCGGCGGTTTTGGTCGCTACGTTCGCGGCGAATTCGTCGAGCTGCTCCTTGGTCATGGTGATTTCTCCGGCCATGGTTTCGGTCTCCTTTTGAATTGGTTGACTCGTGGCGTTCGAGTCTATGGATGCCTTGTTTTTAGGCTTACATTTCGTATCGATTTCGCCCGGTTCCATTGATGGCGTTTCAGTGGACAGGGTTTTTACATTGGTTATTATACCATCGATCATGTTTGCTTGCAACGCTTTTTCGGCGATGAGTACGCCGCCTCGTCCGAAATCGGAAAGTATTTTTTCTCTCGTGACGTTTCGACCGCGGGCAACGTAATCGATGAACACGGATTCCATATCGGTGAGGCGGGCGATGATCTTGTCGCGGCCTTCGACTTTCGTTACGTCGGGGTTTTTATCTTCGGCGTTTTCGCTCGTGAGGATGTAGCGTTTGACGCCTTGCTCTTTATCGGCTCCGGAAAAATCGACGATCTCGGTTTTCACTCCGATGGAACCGGCTTCGACGGAAATATTTTCGGCGTCGAGGCGGTCACACTGCGAAGCGATGGCGTAGGCGGCGGACGCGCAAAGGGAATGGATAATTCCGGCGGTCGGTTTTTTTGCTTTGTAGACTTCATCGGCGGCGCGGAAGAGTCCGACGACATTTCCGCCGGGGCTGGAAAAGTGGTATAAGAGCGAGACAACCATCGGGTCGTCTTCGGCTTTGCGGGTCGCTTCGATGATGTCGGAATACGTGGTCATTTCGAGGTCGAACATGACGGCGCACGGGTCGGCTTTCGGTTCGAGCGGGCCCGCGACGTTGATATGGGCGACGCCTTGAGGATCGACTTCGTAGAGGCATTTTTTATTTTCGTCATGGTAGCCTGACATTTCGGCTTTCACGCGGTCGATCATTTCGGCGGAAACTTTTCCGGATGCGACGGCGGCGGAGATTTCGTTTTTATGATCGATATATGCCTGTAAGTAGGCGGGTTCCATGGCGTAGAGTACGGCTTTACTCATTTGTTCCTCCGAAATGATTTTATCATAATTTACTCGAAGCATCCGTTAACGCCGACGATTCCGCGAATAACCTGTGAAGCTGTCGCGGTTCCGAATGGCATTTTCAGAATGATATGAAGGAATTCTCCACCGTTTACTACGAGCGGGGCGTCAAGGTTCTTGCCGATAGTCGGGGCCTGTGCGCCAATTGCCGCGCCGATTACGAAGGATTGGATTCCGAGAGAAAGTTTTCTCGGGGCTTTTGCGGCGGCGGCTTCGGCGTTCGCGAGGGTTACGGCATTTGACCCGACAGCAATTGCCCATTGAAGAGTAGTTGGCGTAGTTGCGACGGCGGCTCCGGTATTAATCGTATCAATCCATACTCCGCGAACGATAAGGCGTTTATTTGCCGGAACCTGATAACCGAAAAGGGCGTAATCGGTTTCTGCTCCGGCTACTGCTGCAAACGAGAACTGGCCGCCGAGTGTTGTATACCCGGCGGCGGTGTTTGAAAGAGTTGCGGCGGAGGGAGCGGCGGAGTTTGCATTGTTTGAGGTCTGTCCTACGGTTGCTCCGGTCGGTCCCTGGATCGAAGAAAATCCGGCGGCGGTAAGGACGGTTGCCCAAAGGCGATTAAGGTCTGCACCTCCATTCGATGCACCAACCGCGCTGATCTGGAGTTTGATAGCAGCTGCGGGAGCAGTTGCAGCGTTATAGGTTCGGGCGAAAAGCTGGAGCGACGGAAGCGCGGTCGGTGAAAACTGCGTAGCCGGGGTGTTTATTTTTCCGGCGAGAATTCCATCTACCCAAAAGAAGCATTTATCCATCGTAAGCTCGACGATGCAATCATGCACGTTTGCGGTAGCGGGAAGAACGCCGACGCCTGATCCTACGTCAAGATCGACATACGATTCGACGCCTGCGTTGACGATGACTCCGCGAAACTGTCCGGCGGTAATGCGAAAAAATACGCCGTTCGCATGTGCGGCAATAGCGGTTGCTGCGTCTCCGAATCCCCATTCAGCGAACCAGTTTGCGACGGGATGAAGCGTCCAGTTTGCGACAATTTCGGCATAGCTTGCGTTCGCCTTGAACTGGGGAAGAGTTGCCCATGATTGAAGCATTGATCCGGTTGAAGCGGTATTAATACCTGAGCTATTCAGCTCATACCGGCCACTCGCGAGGGTGAGCGTTTGGGTGGTGAGGAGGGATTTCCAGATTGAGGTATTGATGGCGGTTCCGGGCGGGTTGATATCGGTAAACCACAGGTTGTCTCCTTCGGTTCTCATGCGATAATCTTCGGAAACTTCTAATTCGCGAACGATTCTTTCGCCGCTTGCGAGGATTCCTTTCTCCCCGGCCATACAAGCAAATCCGGATTTTACCGCTTCTTTTATGAGAGCGACAAGTGCCTCGTGATCGGTATTTATTCCGAGGCCGTTTTCCTCTACGCTATTTCCAATCGTTACCATATTATTCTCCTGAAATTATTATTCTGATGTCATATACACCAATCGCCCCGTCTGGAGCGAAACCATATATATCGAAACCGACACCCGCCGTTCTCGATGCTTCTCCGCAAGACATATGTTGTATTGCTACCTCTTCCAGTTTTGAAGTAAAAAATACTTGCAGTATTTTCGATTCCGTCATGGAAGGATATGCAACGGATTTTGTTTTATAATTTCCGGTTGTTCCGAAATCTATGTTCGTGTTTACTGTTGCCAATTGTATTACCCCCGGTTCTCCCTGAATGCCTTGGATTCCTTGCGGTCCGGTTTCTCCGCGTTCGCCTTGAATCCCCTGGACTCCCTGAATTCCTTGAATACCCTGCGATCCAGTATCACCTTTCGGCCCCTGTAATCCCGTATCTCCCTTTTCTCCCTGAATTCCTTGCGTACCGGTGGCACCAGTTGGTCCGGTTGATCCAGTATCTCCTTTCAGACCTTGGATTCCTTGCGGTCCGGTAGGACCTTCGGGCCCAATGGGGCCGGTTTGACCTTGGATTCCTTGCGGTCCTTGAGATCCGGTATCGCCTTTCGGTCCGGTTATGCCCTGAATGCCTTGCGGTCCAGTTGATCCAGTAGGCCCGGTTGCGCCGGTTTCGCCTTTTATTCCGCGTTCTTCTACGGTTACGGATACGGATTCGATGGTTTCGGTGACATTTACGGATACGGATTCGATGGTTTCGGTGACATTTACGGTGATTTGGTCGCTATTCATCGTTAATGTTCTCCTTTACAACCATGACACCGTAAATCCATGTTTTCGTAACACCAGACGAAAAGACTATTTTTATTTCATACTGATAGCGACCGGGATCGATATTTATTTTTTGGGAATCAATTTGAAACTTTCCGGCGGCGGCATCTACAAGGGAAAGTCCGGTGCCGACTCCCATTAAAAGGGCGAGAGGTTGGCGGAATCCCCGGCGGAATTCAGCGGTTATGTTCGCGCCGGTGAGATTTGCGGGTTTTTTATCGGTAGTTTCGACATAGGAAGGCGATACCCATTTATAGAATTTATGAGTATCGAGCGCTTCGTATATTTCGCCGGTTACGCCGGTTGCGGGGAAGTTGGCGAGAGTGTCGATCCCAATTGCGGTATTTATAGTAAAAACCGCGCCGTTATAGGTGTTTTCCCGTTTTACCTGAAAATTATATTCAGTCATTTGTGGGTTCCTCCTGTATTGAGGAATCGTTTACATTGGAATTGTCCGGCGGTTCTGCGGTATCGTCTTCGGGATCGACCCCGTTTTTCTTGGCGAGGGCGAGGCGGATTTCTTGTTCGAGTTCCGGTTCGTTCGCTTTCGCTTTCGCTTTATTGAGAATATAGGAACGTTCGGCGTTTTCGGCGGCGGACGTTCCGGAAATCTGCTGCGCGGAAATTTCGGCGTTACTGAAAAGGTTTTTACAATTCAGTTCGGCGGCTTTTGCCTCGACATAGGGGTTGAGTGACGGTTTCGGCGGGACGATGACGGACATATCTGACCACGCGATACGTTTGATGCGTTTATCCCAACCGGGGGCGGATACGAGGCCGGATGCTATTTTCGCGTTTAACCAGGCGGCGTAATTCGGGCGGTGGAAATCGGACTCGAACTGCTTGAGGAAATACTCGATACCGTTTTTCCATGAAAGATCGATAGCGCCCTTCGATGCGTTATAGCTTCCGTCAAAACGCTGCTTGACGGTGACGACGGAAAGGCCGGAATCGGACGGGTACATATATTCGAGGCGCTTTTCGATAAATTCGGGAATGTTCATGTTCGGGCGCGTAGTGTCCAGGGTCTGATATTTATATCCGGGGGTGAAATTCTGGACGATAAAGCCGCCGCCGTCAACTTTGCGCACGTCGTAACTCGGGGGCGGGCATGAGCCGAGCGGTGCAGAAGTTTCTCCGGATTCGAGCGGTGCCCAATCGGGGACTTTGCCGAGGTCATTCATCGGGGTTTTTCCGTTTGCTTGGGCGTTTGAATCTGCGGTGACGGTTCCGGCTATGGTGGAATTGAGGCGGGCGGAATCTGACTCGAACATTTCGAGGTCGGCGATATTCATATATTCGTGCCATGAATAGGCCGATTCGGGTATTCCGCGTTTCTGGCCGGGTTCTGACTGGATAAATCCGTGTAGAACTTGCTGAAAACCGGATTCTGTTTTGCAGGGGATGCGGGTCCAGTGGTCACCGAACTCGGATGGGGCTATGAAAATCGCGATTTCTTCGCCGGACGGGTTGTACTCGATTCCGGCTTCGATATAATTTCCGTCATCCATGCCCGCGAGGTAGGTTTTCGACGAGACGAGGACGGTATTTGAGGAATCGCAGATGAGGAAATTGGTATAGCCTGAAAAATCAGGGCTTTGCACCTGATAGGGGTGGATTGGCTGGAGTGAGATACCGGGGATGCGGTTTTCATCGTTGAGATACGCACGTCGGACGGCGAAAAACTCGCCGAGGCTTTTATAATGCCAGAATTCTTGGTCGGCGATTTGGGGGTATGAGTTTATGCGCGCTTCGTCCCAATCTTTTAGGTCTTTTTCGAGGTTCCAGAGGCTTTCCGTATTCGCGGCCCACGTTTGGGCGGTTTCGGCGTCGAGTCCGAGAACTACGCGGTTCGGATAGGCTTGGATTTTCGCGTCGTAAATTATGCGCTGGGTGAACTTGATGGCGGCGCGGAGATGGGACGAGCGGTTTGCCTGTTTGAAGGCGTGTTCCTGGGCGAGAAGGTAATCAGAGGTATTGAGAGGAGTATAGCGGGAAACTTTGATCGCCATATCCGGGGTGAATTTCTGTTTTTCGGTGTAATAGCCAGCGCCGTATTTGCTCATGGTGTCGGCGGCGGACATGACTTGTTTCTGTTCGCGTTTATCGAGGGATTTCGTGTTTCCGATTACGCCTTCGGTGCGGGAGTACGCGAGGCCGTATTTTTCGAAAACGGCGACGGCGTTATCGACTTTGTTTCTGGCGCTGATCCAGCGGGCGGCGGCGGCGGTATCTTTTAATGACGGCAAGGGCACGAGCGGCCTCCAAAGTTAATGACGGAATATCCGAAAATCTCTCGGTAGGTATCTGGATCGACCTGCTGGAGCATGGCGGAATATTTTTCGTACTGGCGTTGCAGGGTTTGGACGGAAACGCGGATGTCGTGTTTTGACTGGCCGGTGTCGAGGCTGGACTGGTTGACGCCTCCGTTCATTTGGTCGTCGAGGTCTTTCAATTTCTGGACAAGTTCAGCGGATGTGTATAATCCCATGATTTTAAGACCTCCATTTAATAAAAAACTATTTTTAATAGTTTACCACGAAACGATATTTTCAACAAGTTGCTATTTTTTCACCATTCCTATTTGACGGCCGAATTTCTTTTCGGCGAATTCCCAAAACTTTGTATAATTGCTGGCCTCTTCTCCGGCGAGCTGGGAGACTTCAAAAATATAGGCTTCAAGGGCTTCGATAGCGTAGGCGGTACAGTCTAACGCCTCGTTTGCGCCGTGTGCTTCCCATTCGTAACCGACTATTTTGCCGTTTTTTACCTTTGGTTTTGGTCTTTCTGAGGTGATTTGGTCAAGATATTCGCTTTCAAGATCGATCGGGAACATTATATACCCGTCTGGGTACATTTTCGTGTTCGGGTCCTGACGAAGCAAAAAAGCGTTGTAAATGCGCCTTTTTATTGGGTTTGTATTGAGTTCGTACATGGCGAGGGGTGAACCATCAGCGGATCGGAATCCTTGAAGTTCAATTCGATTGAAATAACCTTTTTTTATAGATGACTCACCTTTTATGGGGAAAATATTATTTGAACGGTCGCAAAACTTGCGGACTTCATCGGTTTGGAATCCTGAATCGATAAATATTTTCATGGGCATAATCGGAAAAACTTTATTTTCGATCATGCTCCGCAAGGTTGCGAATGCTCCGGACCGATAATCGGTAACGTCGCCTTTTATAATATAGTGATCGATTAACCACATGCGGCGATTTAAACCAAATCCGTACAGGCTGGCTTCAATGCGCGGCTCTTTTCCGTTTAGATACTGTCCTTCGCGCTTATTTCCCGCCTGAATATCACAACCAAGCATAGCAATTATCGGAGACCCTTCGGATTCGTTCGGCAATGTGCCTTTTTTATAGGTTCCTTTTAACAAGTGGAGAGTTTCTGAGGGTGGGGCGTCGGAATAGTCGGAAAATGGTTCGCCTTTCCAGAGATTATAAAAAGTTTGGGTTCGTTCGGGGTCGCCGTTGATGTCTACGAACTTTTGAGCCATATCGTACCAACTATTAAATCCTACCGGGTTAATCATGGCGGAAAAGTGATAGGAAACCGTGAGCGGTTTAGCGGCTTCGGCGTTCATGGGAACCCATTTTGCCGTCCCGCCGAGTTCTTCACATAGGAGTAATTCGGGTTTTTGCTCGTTTACGAAAGTTTCGCTGCATCCTTTACCCTGACATTCATAGCGGACAGAGTTTTTTATGACGTTTCCGTGTTTATCTTTATCGAATTTCAGGTGATCGAAGGTCAAAATCTGGAGTGTCCCGCATTTCGGACAGCGGATATGATAGCGGCGTTGGTCGCCGAGAAGGAAATTTTGATAAATAAGCGATGATTGCAAAATTAGAGGGGTGGAAATATTGAGAATCTTGCGGCGTCCGGCGAAAGCGTTCGTTCGCATTTCGGCAACGTCTACGAGATCGCCCTGGGTTTCTCCTTTTTGTGAAGTGTTATTTATTTCGTCCTCTTCTTCGATAATAACGTCCTGATAAGACGTATTTCGCAAAAGATTGACCTGACCGAAAGAAATTATATCGAGCCGACCACCGGGCCACGTTTTACGTCCCATGGCGTCGCCTTTTCCGCCATGTTGTGAGCTTTTTGTATATGCTGATCGAAGTTTTTCTTTTGCCCCGGACAATTCTATAAGCGGGCCGAGGCGTCCTTCGTCCCATTTTTGGATAAACTCAAGGGATGGAACCATAGCAAGGACAGGACCAGGATCGCTAAGTATCTTAAAAAGAATAAGGGCTTCGCTCGTTCCGCTCGTTCCCGCTCCTTGTGCGCTTTTCATGATATGTATTCTTTCAACCGGCGATTGAGGGGAAAGCATGAGGGCCGGTTCATACATGTGCGGGATTCTTGAAAAACGAAATTTGCCGGGATATGGGCTTGAAGCGGGAAGTATTCTGTATTTTTCGTTTATTTCGATAAGGTTTGACGTAATTTGCTCGTAAGGCAATTCATCGAGAGATTTAATCATATAGTTAAGATCATTTTCGTTTATATTTTCATTCTTCATCTTTTTCGCTCTTATGTTCATTATTTTGTTTAGTGGCGCGTTTATATCGTTCAAGTTCTTTTTTTATTTGGTCCCTACTATCAACGATAGCGGATGAAATTGGTTTTGTTAAAATATCGGTTAGTTCTGTTTTTGATTTTCCGGCTTTTAATCCGGCCTCGAATTCATCGACGTATGATTTCGGTATGGAAAGCATGTTTTTATTAAGCGCGATTAAATATCCGAATACCGCCATTCCTAACGTATCGATTTCAACAAGGGATGCGCGGGCCTTTTTATTTTCTATTTTCGATTTTTCTAGTTTTTCTTGAAGGTTTTCGACCTCGAGGCGCATTTTTCTTGCGGCCATGCTTTCGTCTTTCGGAGGGTCGTCGCTGTTTTTTTTAGTATCGTAGCGCGGAGTTTCCGGGGATTCTGGAATTGACTGATCGGTTTCGCTTTTGAGCGTTTTATCGGACTTATTCGGCTTTTTTGCCTTTTTTGGGGCTATTTTCGCTTTTTCGGCAGGGTTTTTCGGTGAGGAAACGGGATTTACTTCGCTTCCGATTTTTACCATTCGGGCGGAATACCAAACGGCGTTTGTCGGGTCATTTATATCGATTTTTCCGTCCGGGCTGATAATGAGGACTGGAGGCTGTTGTTTCGTCAATTTTGATATATT